GAAGAGGCCAGATTGCTATGAATAAACCGCCCAAAACTAGCCCCCACCCCTCCCAAATGCTATAAGATTTCAAAGCAGGACACGATATGGCGAAGACAAGCAAACGACGCGCACCCGTCTACAACGAGCAAGACGCGAAGACGCTGCAATCGGTTGGCAAAAACCATCGGGTGAAGCAGCCCAACGGCACGGTTGAGGCTATTGAGAAAGTGCCGGCCGCACAACGGGACCGGGTCTTAAGCGTGGATTGGCGCGAAGTGGATATAAAGAAGGCTGGCGCTCGGTTGGAATCAGCCTGGTCTGCGCGCGTGTCATGTTTGCCCATTGCGCTCTCTGGCTTGTCCGATGAGGCACGAAGCGGGCTTGAGGGCTACCATAGCTTATATCTCGCCGCACAGCCGTCTCAGGCTATGTCCTACGAGCCGCGCGTGCCATCAGGCCGCGAAGCAGACGACAGCGCTCAGAGCGACGCATGGGACGCGCTTATCGCTTGTGACCGCGCATTGATGGACCGTGACCCTGTTAGAGGGCAGAGAGTAGCGCGCAGGGCGAAAGAGATTGTGACGTGTGACACACATCAGCCGTTTGATGGATTGGCTGTCGGAGTGGCTGAAACAGTCGGGACGTGGCTCTCTGATTATTTTGCAGATGAGGGGTAGACATTCCGAAAAAGATCAGCTATTCGATGCGTGCATCGCCTTGCCCGCAAATACGGGTTTAAGGCGTTTTTGATTCTAAGCAGTGGTAGCTCAACAGGAAGAGTGCCGGATTTCGAATCCGTGGGTTGAGGGTTCGAGTCCTTCCCGCTGCGCCAATCATTCAACAAAACCCCCTAAGCCTCTCTACGATGCTCAAATTTGGGGGTTCCTTATAACCCCGGCCAACGTGACATTTCAAAGCACATTTTAGCATTAGCGCGAGTGGTCGCGGGTTTACTTATTCACGATGGAGAGACGTATGCCCGGTTCTGGTTCAGAGTTTATTGGTGACGGCGGCTCCGCTAACGTTGGTGTCGATACCACAACCATCGAGGGTCATGGCTGCGGCGTATAGACGGGCATCTAATCGTGCCCTCCAAGCTCCGCGCCTTCCTAATCTACATCGCTGTTTGCTTTGCTGGCGCATGGCTCATCATCGCCATTGGCTACGCTAATTGGGTTTTGTCTTAATCTCTCACCATAAGGGCGCGCTATGATCTTCCTGACTGAATACACCAAGCCTCACGCTACGCAGACGCCCCGCCTCTTTGGTGGACACGTAATCGCCGATAGCTGGGAAGACGCACACGCGAAGGCTCTTGATGGGTATGTCGTTGTTGGGGTTAAGCGAGACTAGGTGATGGGTAAGGTCTCCATAGCTCGTATTGGCCGCGTAAAGCTCAAGGGCGGCGCTGATCTGCGCATTCTCCCTAAGCCACGAGTTGACGAAATGGAGGATCAGTTAATGTCTGACGCTCGTCACTTAGCGACAACTGGCGACACTCCGATGATGGGCTACGCAATCGTTACATGGGATAAGACCGCAAGCGCAGGCGTTGCTCTTAAATACGCGGACTATGACCAAGGCGGCGTTTACCCCGAAAGCATTCCGTCTTTCGCTAATGGCGCTTTATCTCGCTGTATGCGGGCGCATGGGTTGTCTGACTGATGATCGACAAGCTCACTCCAAAGCAAGGACGGTTTGTCGAAGAATACCTTGTAGATCTAAACGCGACACAGGCAGCGATACGCGCCGGATATAGCGAAGATAGCGCCGCCATCATTGGGTTTGAAAACCTAAGAAAACCTAATATCGCCCTCGCCATAAGAAAGCGTCAAAATGAGCTTGCTGAGCAGGTAGAGGTTACTCAAGCACGGGTTGTTGCTGAGTATGCAAAGTTGGGCTTCTCCAACATGGCGCGCTTTGCAAATTTAGATGAAGGGCTGCCTCGCTTTGACTTCTCTGACCTAACACCAGACGAGATGGCCGCTGTTTCTGAGATCACAGTTGATACACGTCGGGAGGCTGGTGAGGACGGCGATACAATCGATAAGGTCAGGTTTAAGCTTCATGACAAGAAGGGTGCTCTTGACAGCCTTTCGCGCCACTTAGGATTATTTGATGCGGACAATAAGCGTGAGGTGACTCACAAGGGTGATATTGAGGCGTTAATGGAAGCTATTGATGGCAAGTCCCGCTCTAAGTGATGAGCTGGTTAGCCAGTGGTCAGACAGAGAATGGCGTCTAAACAACCTTTACTGGATTGAGGACAAATTCGGTGAGGTGATTAAGTTCAAACCCAACGCCGCGCAGACGAAGCTTTTGCATGAGATGCACTACCTCAATATCGTGTTGAAGGCACGGCAGATGGGGTTTTCTACGTTCATCCTGATCCTTGCGCTCGATTGCGTGCTGTTTAACTCCAACTTCGCGGCGGGCTTGATTGCTGACACGCTGGACAACGCCAAGAACCTGCTAAAGCGCATTCGCTTTGCTTATGATCGGCTCCCCGCTGATATTCAGAAGCTTAAACCAATCGTCACGGCCAACGCCACGCAAATGGAGCTGGCGAACGGTTCCAGTGTGGAGGTCGGGGTGTCGCTTCGATCCACAACGAAAAACTTCCTGCATATTTCTGAATACGGCAAGATATGCGCCAAGAACCCAGAGAAGGCCAAAGAGGTTAAGTCCGGCGCGTTAAACACGCTCGCACCTCGGCAGCTTGGTTTCATCGAAAGCACTGCCGAGGGGCGGGGTGGCGACTTCTTCGACAAAACGCAGACTTCAATGAGGATTAAGGACTCCGGTAATGAGCCGGGTGCGATGGACTACAAGTTCCACTTCTTTCCGTGGTTCGAGGATGTGACGTATCAGCTTGATGAGGATTACCCGCTCACGGCTGAGAATGAAGCGTATTTCAGCAAGCTCGATGATGAACACGGCATTGAGCTTACGGACGGTCAAAAGGCTTGGTATGCCTCGAAACACAAAGAGCAGGGCGACGATATGTGGAAGGAATACCCTTCTACACCCGAGGAGGCATTCTTAGGCGCGAAGGACGGCGCTTACTTTGCCAAGCAAATCCGGGCGCTCCGTAAGCGCGGCAAGATTGGCAAGTTTGAGTTCGAGAGCCGCACGGTCGTCAATACGTTTTGGGATTTAGGTGTTCACGACAGCACGGTTATCTGGCTGCATCAGCTTATCGCTGGCAAACATAGATTTGTCGGTTTCTATGAGAACAGTGGTGAGGGGATCGCACACTATCTCGACTGGCTTGATAAGTGGGCTGTTCGGCATGATGCGCGGTTCGGGCAGCACTTCGGCCCGCATGACATTGAACACCGCAAGCAGGGTGAAGTAGCCGAGTCTATTAAAGATATCGCCAAGCGCCTTGGCTACAAATTCGAAGTTGTTGCGCGCACCTCCGATAAACTAAATTCTATCCAGTCTGTGAGATCAAAACTTCCTGAATGCGAGTTTGACGAAACTGCTTGCGATGAAGGCTTAGCGCACCTCGAAAGCTACTCCCGTGACTGGAACGAAAAGCTTGCTGTTTGGAAGTCTCAGCCACGCCACGACGAACACAGCCATGCGGCTGATGCGTTTATGACGTTTGCGGATGGATTTATCCCGCGCCGTAAATCGAGACCCCGCTCTAAACCCGCTAACATAGGAGGCGCTTAATGACTGACGCCCCTGATATTGATGAGCGGCAAACGCTTGAGCTTGTCGGCACACTCCGCCGGGACTGCGTGGGCCTTGAAGGTCTAACTGACGGCTCTGAATTAACGTCCAGCCGTAAGCGCGCGTTGAAATACTATCGCGGCGAAATGGACGATATGAAGGCGACCGGGCTTAACCGCTCAAACGTCACGGATAGCGTCGGCCAAGACGCGATTGAGGCTTTGCTGCCGGACCTTATGGAGATTTTCACCGACGAAGAAGTCGTTGTCTTCGAGCCGCATGATGAAGCCGATAGAGACGCGGCGCGTGTCGAGTCTGATTTCATTCAACGGCTAATTTTTAACGATAACTCTGGTTGGGTTGAGGTTTACGCCGCCATTAAAAATGCGCTGATTGTTAAAACAGGCATTTGGAAGGCGTGGTCTGAAATCCGCACGAAGCCGCAAAGCATAACCTACGAGGGTGTCACGGCGGAAGCCCTCCCTACGATCGAAATGGAAGCGCAAGCGGACGGACGCACGGTCGGGGAATTGAGCGAAGACGGCACGCTAGAGATTACGTGGGAAGCCAAGACAATGGTCCCGCGCTTTCAGTCTGTCCCGCCGGAGGATTTTGGCATTTCAGACGATGGCCCACGGGTTACGGATAATGATTACTGCGTGATGAGAACACGCCCCCGCAAGCAGGACTTACGCGGGCTATATGACGATGGTGACATTGACCGCCTTGACGCTGTGCGTGTCACTGACGAGGAAATCCACGAGGCCCGTAAGCACGAAGACGGCTTAGAGGAAAGCGCCGATTTGGGCGAGATGGCCCGCGTTGAAGTTTACGAGCATTACGTCCGCACTGATTTGGACGGCTCAGGCATTACGGTCTGGAAGGTCATCACAAACGGCGATGAATCCATTCTGCTAGACGTTGAAGCGGTCGGGTTCTTCCCGTTTGCCGCGATTACGCCGTTCATCAACCCGCACACCTTCACGGGTGAGTCCATGATGGATAAGTGCATTGAAATCCAACGGGTCCGCACGAACTTGCTTCGGATACTGATTGATAGCGGTAACCTGGCGCTTAATCAGCGGGTCGAAATTAGCGAGAAAGATTCTAACGAATTTACCGAGGACGATTACACATCCAATGAGCTTGGCGGCATTGTCCGTTCTGAGACAGGAAACGCGGTTCAGCCGATCCAGACAGGGCAACTCGGCTTTGATGTGCTTAGCGCATTGGAATACACCGCAACGCAGGCTGAGCAGCGCGCGGGCGTGGGTCGTCAGACGCAAGGGCTTAACTCCGACGCCATGCACGACACAGCCAGCGGTCAAAACGCCATGCTGTCACGCTCACAGCGCCGCACCCGCATGATTGCGCGCGTCT